GGGCGCCAGAAACAACAGCAGAAACAACAAGAAAAGATGAGGCAGAAACAGATAGAGGCCGAGCGTCGCGCAGCTGCTGAGAGAAAGGCACGGGAGAATGCTGCTCTGAGAGCTGCAAGAAAACAAAAGAAGATGTCTGGTCCCAAGACACCCCCCCTCCAGCAACAAGCAAAACAACGGTCTGGTAAAAAAGGTTACAAAACCCCGTATTCCAGGCCAATAGGTCCTGTGAAACCACGGTCGCCATCGCCAGTACCCACGGCTCCCCCAATGCCACCTGGAGGTTTTAGGTCTGGGAAAAAAACACTTCCGACAGGATTGTATTCGCCAGTGAGAAAGTATAAGAATCCTGGAGATTTTGGTCCTTTTGGTCAAATAAAATAATATGATTAGATAAATAAATGGAGAACATTCAGGATTTCATAGTGAACATGTCATTTCCTACTTCCGACCCATACAGAATTTCCGGAAACTTTGCTGAACAGTATAATCTCGAGCCCACTGTGACTGCTGCTCTGCGTGTTCTCCACGAGACTCCTAGCAAGTTCAACACAACCTTTTTCTCTAGGAAAAACATCGATTTCATCCAGAACAAGCTTGTGACTGAGACAAAGCGGTACACTGGTTTTGTGATTGGTCCTCAGGATGAGGGTATTCTGGTTGAGATGATGACTGGTATTTACATCCAGGACAGTACATATGATCCTAACAATTTCAACGCGTCTCTTTCCAAGCTGAACAAACTGGTGATAACCGAGTCTCTCAAGCAGATACTTCCAGGTGTTCGCGCGTATGCCCTGTACGTTCGTGATGCCAGCCGTCCTTACTCTGGGGGAGGCGAGGCGGCTTTTGCACGCCCAGTGCTTGCAAGCGACAAGGGGTCAAGATCGCTTCCCGGATTTATCCCTCTTGTTCGCAAATAATGCTCAGGGCTGGACATTGTGGAACAACGGTGATTACAGAAAACCATTCGTCTTGTTCTCGGTAGTTATCTTGTCGAGAAAGCTCTCCGTGTGAGTCTCCATCTTCTGCTGGAGCGTCTTCACGCTCGCGGGAACCTCGTGGTGGAAAGCGACAGAATCGGTGGCTCGCAGTTTTGAGGCGTCCTGGACGGACATCTTTGTCCGCTTCGTTCCGCGGTCCGTATCCAGAAAATCAGTAACTCCATCAGCGGGAGGACGCAAACACAGCGCATCCACCGCTTCATGTGTGTACGTCCGCACGGCCTTCTTCTTTCCCATCACTCGTTCAGAACCGTCTGGTAACTTCTCGATGATTTTCTTGTTTCTCTCTATGAGCGCGCCCGGGAGTTTCTTGGCGTCTCGCGTGAGCATCAGCATCTTCCCCGGCATTGAAACTACCTGGTCGGGCGTCCTGAATCCTAGATGACTCATGGTTTCCAGATACTCCACAAAATCTTCTCTGGTCGTCCGTTCCGGAAGCACCAGAGTGACATTTGTGGTGATATTGGTGCTATTGTCAGTGCTGCTATTATCAATATGGATAGATTGATCTATTGTGGAAGCATTTGCCAAGTGAGATGTATGTGACTCTACCACTGTCTTGAGATAATCTGCCTCCAACACAAAGTTCTTGGTTTCAGACAACATATCGCGACCACACATTGTCTTCTTATGTTTTGCAGCATTGCCACGATCACTTGTTTTATAGCCACAACCACATGTGTAATATGGAATCCTAAATATTTCGACACTCATTGTTTTTCTAAATATAACCATGATATTATTTCAAAAAAATAAACAACTACATGTAGTTATGCTACACGTAGTTATTTTTTTTTTTTAAATTTCTGAAATTAGTATTCCTGTGGAAATTTCATATCAACGCGAGCTCTCCTTTGCCATTCTCATATGTGCAGCTCTCATATTAATATATGTATATATAAATATGCAGTATCCGCCGGTTCCAACTAAGAATAATATGAACAGAATGCGTAAAATTGTAGATTCAATAGATATTCCTGCTGTATCTTCGAAGTCAAGTTTGGAAAATGAGATCCTGATGCCAAAAAAACTTCTTCTGAAAAAAGCCAGAGAGCGTGGAATTGCGTTTGAAAAGAAGACAAAGGTGGAAAACATGGCAAAAATATTAGGTGTAAAACTCAAAACTTATCCCAAGAAGAGTTCTCCTGTGAAGAGTTCTCCTGCGAAGAGTTCTTCTAAAAAACTAATTACTTCTTATTTTCCAAAAAAAGAAGTAAAATCCCCGATGAGATACAGCCCACTTGTTAGAAGAACACCATTATCACCTGTACCAACATTAAAATATATCCGGACTCCCGCAATAAATACTAACATTTACAGAAAGACTAAAATGACACCGGCTATTGAAACAAAGACAAAGAAGCACGAGGTTGGTTTTGTGAATAAATTTAACAAACACTTTGCTACTCCCAAGAATGTTATCCTTAGAGACACGTATGGAAATGTATCCAAGATTATACCAAATGTGTATGGTGCAAGAGTTTTATTTGATAGTAGAGCATTGTCTCCTCATATTAGAAAATCTGAAGAGCTTGGAAGAATTGTCACATCTAAGGCTGACATTGCGTTGTTCACAAGAGTGGATGGAAAAAAGATTGATCTGGCATGGATATCTCATAAGCAACCAAATTATATGCAATATGCAGACATATCCGCCGATGTGAGTTATTTCACGCAAAAAAATGCTGAAAGAGAGATAAAATCATTCAAGCATAAGATGCTTGAACTAGTCAAGACCAATGAAACTGGATTGTGTTGGCCGAGGTATAAGAATGGCAAAAGCTTGCGTGTGTGGGGCAAAGTACAATCTGATATATTGAAAAACATGTCAATTTTTGGTGTTGAATATGGAAAGGCTTATGGAAGAAATAATGCTAACATTATCTTTACAGGCGATCCCAAGGTCATAGAGCAGACTGGTAATACAATTGTAATGTCATCATCGGAAAAGTCTCTTCTGAATGGTCATCTTGACAAACTACCAGCAGAATATCAACCAATTTTCTTTGTCAAGCCAACGGCAGCAGCAAAGACCAAGATAGACAAAAAAACAATTCATGGTGTTAGTCTATGGTTAATTCGCAGAGAATATGCCACAGATATAAATAGGCCCATAGACCTTGTTTTGCAGCATAAAGACACTCTTGTTGGTTCTTGTCAAAGTGCCGCGTCAAAATCTAAAAAATAAAAAGAATGGGGACCTTAAATGAATGCTCTTGAACTATTCGCCGGTGTAGGAGGTATTACTCATGGCCTTCGTGGTTATGTTACACCACACGCCTTTGTTGAATATGAAACTGAAGCATCTGAGTTTCTGAAACATAAGAACAAACCTGTTCACGGAGACATCACCAAATTTGATGCCAGTGAATACAAAGGCATTATCGACATTGTAACTGCAGGTTGGCCCTGTACTGGTTTCAGCACTGCTGGTAAGGGAACAGGTTTTGAGCACGCGGCGTCCGGTCTGTTCACCGAGGTTGTTCGTGTTGTTCGGGAGTGCGACCCTACCTACATATTCCTTGAAAACAGTCACGTGTTGGCTCAGTTGAAAAACTTGAAGGTTGTGATTTCGGAGCTCTCTCATATTGGTTATGATTGTCGGTGGTTCACATGTCGTTCTAACGATAGTCTCATTGGCGCGCATCATCAGAGATATCGGTGGTTCTGTCTTGCCTATAAGAAGGGCACTACTGTCGACATACCTAAGATTCATGCTGACAAGTTTGACTGGACTAGCCAGTCTCCTAGCAAACAAGAAAAAACAGATACTCGTGAGAACAGGCGTCTGATTAAATTCATGGGAAACAGTGTTGTTCCCACTCAAGTTCGCCATTCTTTTGAAAGCATGCTAGACATGACGCTTGAAGGTGAGCCAGTGACAGATCGTGATGTTATTGTCAAGTGTGGTTATGCCACCGATGGTGTTATGTTCAAGAAAGTAGTAGCACAACAGACAATTCCCAAACTGAACATCATACTCACACCCGGAGTAATTCCAGAGGTTCATTCTGTGCCAAATGATGATAACATTCTCCGGGAGGCTTACAATCTGCCTTTCTGGAACACTCCTGCTTTCTGTTATCACAAGTCTTCAAAGGGATCTCGTGTTCTTACAAAACGGCAAAAAAACAATCTTCACACACAGGTTAAGTTCTGCGAGGGTGGTGAAATGAATGCCTATCTCTCTGGTAAGTTCTGTGCTTGGCTCATGGGATACGAACCAGAATATCTTGAACATCTTATGAAGTATTGATTAATTTTAGCACCATACGCTGAATGCCCTTGGTGTCATTAATAGAAGCGTATGGCCTGGTGACACCATACTCATAATTCTTATAATTAATTGTTATTTTTCCAACAAAGCCAAACTTTGAAAACAGGTTCTGGCTTTTGAAGTTAGTGCAGTCTGCCAATACCATGGAGTACCCACTGCGTTTTGCTTCTTCTATGGTAGAAGACAGGAGAGCAGATGCAAGACCCTTTCCTTGAACCTCGGAGGAAATAGCAAACACCACAACACACTCCTTATTTGGGACATAAGCATCAAGTTTGGAGAACAGGTCAAACATTGGGGCAGATTCCCGCGTATGGCCATAGTTTGCCATCACAAAGGTGTCATAATCAATACTCAGAGACTGGGCCACAATGTCACCATTATCATCTTCCACCGCAAAAGAAAGACCGCTTGCAATAGACTTTGTCATGACATCTGCAAATGAGGTAACAAAATCGCAAGTGGTAAATTTAAGAGCCACGGAAGTAGGCTCCTGGGCAACAAAAGTGCGTGCAGTAAATGCCATGGCACGAGACACATCTTTGAGAGCTAGTTTGAACATTTTGTATCATACAAACTTGGGCTACTTTTATTTATTTTACGTTTTGTCGATATACTCAGGCATCTTTCAGAAGTTTTGATTTCAGTTCTTCGTTTTCCTTGACCAGACCCGCAACTTTCTTTTTTTGTTCCTGAAGTTCTTCGTTTTCCTTGACCAGACCCGCAACTTTCTTTCTTTGTTCCTGAATTTCTTTTGAAACAACCTTTGGCTTTGTAAACCCTCCTGGTTGGCTCAGGGGGGTGGGCAACCAGTACCCCAGAATGCCAGAGATGAGGGACATGTATGCAGCATCTATCCCGTTTACGGCAAGCATGGTTCCGCTGAATGCAACAAGACCCCCAGAAAGAAGTGCCTGTGTCCAGAACATGTACCTCTTGTTGCTGTACTCCTGATGATTGCTCACATGTTCCTGAAACTCATCAAAGTCTAGTTTCCCAGATTCTACCATATCAAATATTTTCCCATACATCTTACCATTGGCTGTAAGAGCATCTTCTGAATTCTTAGACCAGTTAAACATTTGATATTATAATATGTGTTTTTGTTAAATGGTTTTTTACGCATTTGATGTGATATCATTCCTAAAGAAACTTGTGAAAAATGATATAAAAGTGGTGTGTAGACGAGGCTCGTGGGTAGTTCTGACAAAGGAATCTGGAAATTTGTAACTTCTGGGCATGGCTGAAGTTTGACCAGCAAAACATTATTACAAAAGAGTGAATGATCCATCGGCCATGTCCATGTCTAGAGGCATGAAACGGATCTTCCTGATGCGTTCTCTCTCTGCGTAATCTAACTCGGCATCATCTTCAATTATGTCATCCTCCTCATCGCCAAAGAAATCAGCGACAATTTGGTCATCTGATTGTTCATCATAGTCGGTGGGGTCTACGGCAACTTCATTTTCTTCTTCGCGATCTTCCGTGACTGCATCAAACTCACTGGGATTGTGATCTACTTCTGCGATTGTGTCTGCTATCTCCATCTGCGAATCATAGTAATCATCTGGCATATTGTACATCTCTGTGTCAGATGTTTCGGTATCTAGGAGCACGCCCGCATCTCCCTCCGAGCATGTAGAACATCCTGAAAGTTCTGTGTCCACGAGGACACCCGCATCTCCGGCAGAGCAAGTGGAGCACCCTGTTATCTCGCTGTCACTTCCTCCGAAGAAAAAAGAAGCAACGATAACAACCAGGAGGGCAATTGCGACAAACACCCAATTATTCCGCGCGATGGCAACAATCTTCTTAAGCATTTATGTATTGTAAACATTTTTTATTTAGTATAGTAAATGTCGACTTCTGTAAAAATACCTCAAATCCGACTATTGCCAAGTGATACCGGTTTTATGCGTGGACAGCGTGACATCACATTTAAGATAAACACAGTTTCTCCAGAGGAATTTGGAACGCAACCGATTGACAATTCGTGGTTACAGGCACAGGCTGCTTACTTTATGAAACTTGATAATGATGATTTGTATACTCTAATATCATTCACCGTCCGGAGTCATCAGTGGATCACCCCCTTTCTACGTTCTGGCAAACTCCCCGGCTCCAAGGAGCTGAAAATGATAGTGCAAGACAGTCAGCTGGCCCCGCTATTTCCTCAGATGAGAACGCTCGTGGATCGTGGAACCACTGTGTTTGGTAAGAAGAAGAGCATATCAAAGGAAATGTTCACCGATGTTGACCATAGGAAGTACGTGCGTAATTTGTTTGTTGACAAAAAGACTCCTCTTGGGACAAGATACGTAGCATTCCAGATGCTCCTCCGGGGGAATGACTTCAGTGATCGTGCGCTCAAGATGGCCCTTGTCACATACAAAAATGATTTGAAAAGGTTGTTTGCCGGTAGTCCTGCAACTACGAAGAAAATGACTGTGTTTCGTGGAATTCTTAGAAATATCATTGGTTCAAAGAAAATCGTTCAGACAAAGGAACCATCAAGCACATCTTTCAGCATGGAATATGCAGGGGCGTATTCCGAGTCTAATAATGGTTCCGGACGGATAATGAGGATTGATCTTCCAAAGGGGTCCAAGTGTCTGGCGCTGTGTATTGTAAACTCCTTTACCGAGACTGGAGAATTTGAAATTTTACTTCCTGCAGGCAAGTTTATAGTGGAAAACACTGGCATACGCCGCAACATTATAGGAAAAAAAAACATTCTTACCAACACTATGAAGATGAAAGTGTGAAACACAGATACAACTTGTTTCTCGAAAATGTTGATATACATATATCGACAAAAAATAAATATAAGGAACTTGTATATTTTGATATCAGGATGTCAGATTATATTAAGACGCTGGAATATTATTTCGAAGATGAGACACATGTTGTCTTCGAAAAGTACACAATCGACACGCTTGGTATCATCAAGAACAAAAAGTCAGGGCAGACACCGAGTTACGGAAAAGGAACATACAACAGATGTGGTGTGTATGACAATGATGGAAAACGACGCATGATACGAGTAGGTCGTGCAGTAGCATCAACGTTCCTGGGGGAGCCGTCAACGCCCGCGCATACCGCCGACCACATCGATAGCAAGCAAAAGAAGAATGACGCGCTGTCAAACATCCGGTGGAAATGCAAACCGGGACAACGTGCTAATCAGATTCGCCAAGATACTCTCAAAACGGCATTCATCGTCGTCAAGGATGGAATTGAGAAGACTGTGAACGAGTGGATAGACCATATGAATAACATGAAGAATCCGGAAGAACGCGAGTTTACCAAAAGCATGATCGAACATTACGCTCAAAAGAAACAGCGCGGATTCGCGTACAAGGAATATCCCAATCTTGATGGCGAGGTTTGGAAACCAATAAAGGGTTCCAAAACCAAACGAGGAGACTATTGGAAGATCTCAAACATGAATCGCGTGAAGTATATTACAAATATTGGCACAGAAAATGTCCTATGGGGCGAACAATTGGGACGCATTAATGGGTATCCTATCGTTAAAATCAATCAGAAGATTTGGTCATGTCACATCCTGGCATTCATGGCATTTCATGAAGAATTGTGGTCCGCAAAGGAGTCTGAAGAGATGGTTTGCCATGAAGATGACAATAGAGAGGACTTCCGACCTCACAAGCTCAGGCTTGGCACCGGTTCTGACAACATGAAGGATTCTCATGTCAATGGCAAGCGCGATGGCACGAAGACCGCGCGGAAGAAGTGCGCATCATACATTAACGGCGTGCTCGAAAAAGATGATTATACCAGCCTGACGGACGCCGCAGAGTACCTTAAAACTAAAGGACATCCCAAAGCAGTTCAAAGTTATATAAGTATGGCACTCTCCGATAAATACAAAAGCAACATGGCATATGGTCGTACGTGGCAGAAGATCCAGTGATGTGTAATATCTTTGTTAACTTATTAGAGATGAATGTCAAATGTTAGTTTTTTAGTGACATAGAACAAAGTTCCGCCCCATAGAATGTCTATAAATGCTGTCTTGGCGTCCCATTTATTAAATAGAGCGTAATTTGTCCCATCGTACACTGCGTATACCAGCGCGCCTAGCAAGAATGCTTCGATATCTTTGGTATTTTTGTGTATAAATGTGTTAAATAGCAATATCATTGCCGCATATGCAACCAGCGCTCCCACCGGTCTCACGGTCATCTTGGTTTGTTGTATATTTTCTGTCATTTGCGCGAACATCTTCCCGGCGATCAACCATATCCAGAAAAAATCCAATGCCAACATAATTGCGCTGCTTTTCAGAACTGACGAGTTCATTTTTTAATGGCAATATAATTAAATGACATTGCTTTGTTCGGTATGTGGTAAACGGGTTGGCCTTCTTGGATTCTCGTGCCCCTGTGACGACAAGAAGACCTTTTGTGCAAAACACAGGCTCCGAGAAAGCCATTTATGTCCCACTCTTACCGTGAAAGAACCTGTTTGTCTTGAGAAGATTGTTGCCGATAAACTTAAGAATAGAGTGTGACTATTATTATGTTTGACGTCAAAAATCTGTAAAAATAAAAAGTCGTTGTAATAAAAGCAATCATGCCTGGAGCTATCAGTCAGCTGGTGTCCTAACCCTTGGGACTAAAAGTCACGCGCCGTTATACGGATACTTCGCTTTGTGGCTAGTAATCTAATCAGATTGCAAGACTGCTTGTTGCGGGAAACCCCTGAGAGCTCAAAGTACCAAAGAATGATGGGAAACCTCAATCCGGCCGAGAATAGAACTCGGGTATGGTAATAATCTTTGAGATTGGGCAATCCGCATGGTAACTTTCTAAGGACGTTAAGTCTAGTCTATGAAAGGCCGTCAGAGACTGAACGGCAGTCGGCATCCTGTGATGAGTGTAGACAAACTCTAGGATGCTTAAGATACAGTCCGGCTCATTGGGAAACCTTTGAGATTCACCGATGGCGCTCAGGATGTATACCTCACTGGAAACCCCCAAATCACATTCTTCAAGGCGATTTACAGACGGTATACCAACTTTGCGATGGAATCCATCCAGCAGTCCATGGATGGTACAACAGATTTTGGAAAGTTTCCTACGTGCACAATTTCTAGGAACGGAGACCTTGCAGGCGCTATTTGGATCGAGGTAACTTTGCCATCCCTTCTTGGGTATAACATCACCCCCGCTCCCCCCATATCTCCTGGTTCATCTACTCTCCAAAACGCATCAAACGTGATGGCAAACGCAAGTTTGTTTACAGATACCAATGGCCACTACTGGCAAACCAGTAATAGCGTTGCGTATTCTAACCTTGTTGCTGCCAACCTGAATGGTATTTACTATGCCAGTGCAAACACCGCCAATATGGCAAACACTGCTGCTTATTCTGGCAACATCATCACGTGGCCTTACATGACATTCACCGGGAATGGGATGCCAAACACCCCTGCAATTTCCAACGTGAGCATTCCCACTTCAAACCTCCGGTATGTGAACGGTGTTGGTCTTGCGCTCTTCAACTCTATTGAGCTGCAGCTTGGTGGCCAGCGTATTGATAAGCATTATTCGGAGTGGTGGGACATTTGGTCGGAGCTCACCGAGACTTCTGAGCATCTGCAAGGCTATAACCAGATGGTTGGCCGGTACGATCCTGCGTACTACAATAACAATTGGGATGTGACTCAAGCAAGGGGTGGGACATACTACATTCCTCTGAAGTTCTGTTACAACCTGAACCCTGGCCAGTACATGCCCCTTGTGGCTCTGAGTTATCACGATCTCAAGCTCAACTTTGACATCAATAATTATCTCAACTGTGTCCGGTGCAATTATCCCGTGACGAGTCTGACTTCTATGGTTGGTTCCAACCCTCTGACTATCTCTAACTTCAAGTTGTACTGCGATTACATTTTCCTTGACGCCCCTGAGCGCATTAGGATGTCCGAGATTCAGCATGAATATCTGGTGACACAACTCCAGTGGCAGGGTTCTGAACCGGTGACCGCCCCCAGTGCACCTAATGGCACGACAAACCGGAAATTCACCCTGAACTTCAACCACCCCGTCAAGTGTCTTATTATAGCATATCAGGCTGCCAGCTCATACGAACAAGGTGATGCTGTGAATGGCAACGATATCTTCAACTATCAAATACCCGGGGATGATGGCGCTGAGATTATTGAGTCCATGACTCTGCTCATCAACGGAAGCGAGCGTTTCTCCGCGCGCCCCGGTGCCTATTTCCGTCTTGTCCAGCCCTATCAGCACAGTCTGCGCACCCCCTCCAAGAGTATCTATCTGTATTCCTTTGCCCTAGAGGACATTGACTCCAAGCAGCCCAATGG